GACTATAAAGTTGGTGGTAAAACAGAATTTAAAGTATGTGAACGCTGGATTACTACTGCTGAGAAACTAGGATTCAAATACAAGCAGACAATTCGTATGGTACTAAACACACGTCCAGGTGTAGGTAATGACAAAGTTGCTGGGCGCGAAAAGTGGGAAGGTGTTTACGTCTTTACCAAATGATATTAAAGAAACTACCTACAGCCACAGTTGGCATTTATGCTATATCAGCTGCTGATGATCGTGAGATTAATCAGCTAGTCGCATGGTTAGAAGAACATTGTCCGTTTGAATATCATTTAGATAATACACATCTAACGATTACCAACACTGCCGAAATGCTGTTTGCACTCAGATGGGCATATAATGTACCAGCTAACTAAGGAAGATGTTGACCAGTACTGGCTGGCCCAAGAAGGTGGCATGGGCTGGATGCGCAAATGGCTTGGTTGGTGGTGCTGCCCTAATCATTCAGGTGATGCACAGATCATATGGTGCAGAGAATTTTCAGGCAAGCAAGATTTTGATTGGGCCTATTATGATGGTAGGTTCTATTTCAAACAACAAAAAGATGCTACAATGTTTTTATTAAAATTTGGTGATCGATGAGTATACTTAGAGGAGCAGATGGCCGTAGGTTTATAGTCAGTGGTCCATTTGATCACGAAATGCCTAACTTCTATATTGTCATTGCTGATATTACATTTTGGCTTAAGAATGAACGAGACATATACGCTTGGATGGAAGATAATCTGCCCAGAGGCAGACTGCATCAAGAAGGTATGACTATAGTTCTAGAACGTGAAGAAGAAGTTACATCATTTATTATGAGGTGGGCATAATGGAAAATGAATACGGATTATGGGCCGGAACAGTAATGTGTCACGCTGATGTGGATGATGTAAGACAATGGTGCCGAGACACTATAAAGAACAGTGACCGTAACATATATTTAAAATATTATGGCGACGGTCTATGCGAGCTTGTGGTCAGACACAAGAAAGATTTAATGTTAGCAAGGTTGAAGTGGTTGTGAGAACAGCACCAGCAGAACGTCAAACCGCTGAACAAGTCCTTAAAGATGAAGGATGGACTACAGTTAAGATTCTCAAAAATCTTATGCTAGCAGAACCTAATCAATATCATATTATGATTAAATGGTGTGAAGATACTGTAGGCAGTGGTCGTTTGGAGCCCGGACCTAACTGGTTAGACAGTGAAGATGTTTGGTATTCATTTGGTTGGTATGGCTATTGGAGTTTTCATTTTAAACATGCCAAAGATGCTACAGCATTTGCATTGAGGTGGCGATAGTGTTTGTACCATTGAAAGCTGTACACGATGCTGCACTTGCTATTAGTGAGCAAGGTGATATTACACAGGATATGTTTGAAGATGTTTATCACTGTAGGTTTGGCATGAGCCATGACAGTGAAAACTATTGGTTACACTTTGACACGCAAGAATACGCAAGTATGTTTTTATTGAGGTGGATGTGACATATAGAGTAAAAATATTAGATTTCCTAACAGCGTTTAATAATGCCCACAAAGAATTAATAGATAAACGCAAGCCCGCCACTCGGCTTATAGCACAAGAACAGTGGCAAGAAGAATACAGAAGTGTTGTTATTAATCAACCAGGTCAGAACCAATGGCAGTATATTGAGTTTACTAGCGAAGAAGCCTACACAATGTTTATGTTAAGGTGGCTATAATGGCAGAAAATAAAGATGTCAGTCGAATGATTGACTGGTGGGAAGGAACCGAAGCTAGTACAGACAACCGTAATGCTTATTGGAAAGCACTTAGTTCTGCACGTAAGGAATTTAATCAGGCAAATGGCCTCGACTCATCAGAAACATCAATTGGAACTAGTTTAAAGTTTAAGATATGGTTGTCAGATATATATGGAGTCGAAATGCAATACGAAGGTAGTAATATTAGCGGAAGATTTGGTATCGTAGATGCTGAGAAGTACACCATGTTCTTGTTAAAACACGGTGCATCATGAAACAGATCACTGCACGAATAATAGAAGATACCATTCAAGAAGAATTTATGAACGATGGTGAGTGGTGGGATTATGTTAATAGTCTAGAACAGAGCGACTGGAGTGACTATGACGAACACCCATGGGCATGGTATATGGAACGCGATAAATGCAAACACGAAGGATGGACATTAGTTATAGTCAGCCGTGATCATAAAGATGCTACAGTAATCTACTATCTTAAAAGTCTAGGTGCTAAATTCAAACATAGCAAGAACGAGTTCTTGATTAAAGAACAAGAACATGCTATAATGGTAGCGTTAAAATATGCGTAGAATAATAGCAACAGGAAGACGTATGGGCAAATCAACCTTAAGTTTAGAAGCTCAGATACTACAACATCAATCTCAGATGATGCAAAAAAGTATCGATAAGATGATCTTAGATGAGATATGGGGGTTGGACAAATATCACATACGTAAGTCCTGGACAGATCGTAGAGGTCGCAAGATGCATCGTATTGCAGCTAACGATGAAGTACGTGTGTGGTTAGATCAAGAACACAGTCAATTTGGAATCAATAACCCAGACTGGTGGAAGTTTCAAAATCAAATTAATATCACTGATAAGTTGTATACACTTTTAGTATTAAGGTTCGCCGAATGAAACATACTATTGCAATATCATATCGTGCTTGGGAAAAACTCAAAGGACGTATCACTGAAGACTATGGTCAGGCCACTGTGCTTATCAGTTGGCGATTAAAAGCCACTTTAGGATTTACTGTACGTGAACATAGAGATTATACCGCTGATGTTTGGCACGATATCGACAACATACGATTAGATTTCTATGACGAACAGCTACAGACCCTGTTCCTATTACGCTACAGTGACTACCTTCAGGTTGAAACCAATCTACAGAAATGATTCACTATGACGCATGGCCACCTCCAAATTGGACTGAGGTAGTTGTACTTTGGGCCTACATCATGGAGCACAATACACACAATCCAAACGACATATACAATTGGGTACGCAGGCAACCAGGTGGTCGTTTTCACTTACATGGTTATAAATGTACAGAAGGATTTGCCTACAGATTTGAAGACCCTAAAGATGCCACTTGGTTTAGATTAAACTGGCTCTAGTGAATGGTATAGGCAGTTAGTTCGTTTGGATCATCGATATCAAACACTCTAAACACATCCATGATGCGTTCGCTGTATTCAAATATCTCATCATCTGGAAACATTACTGATTTTAATGTTCCATCTGCTTTAATAATAAAAATAAAATCCTCTGGGCTGATCTCGTCAACTTCATTAATTTCCAGATCTTCTGTGACGTCTTCTGTGATTTTTGCCATCGTCATGCTCCTTAAGGTATTTAATGTTTTCGTCTATCTTATTAAGTAATTTTACTATAACTTCATGACCTAAGTCAAATGCTTTGTAGTATTGTTCTAGATCAGAACAGCCAATGGTGCATGATTCTTTTAGTTCATATGTTCTAACATGATATCTTGCGGCAATGTTAGCAGCATAGGCACTGATCTCGTCTGGATCACCTAGATATTCCTGTTGTTCTCTAATCTTAGGATCTTCGTGTTGACTAACATACTTTTGTCTATGTAGTCTAAACTTACGGGCACGATATTGTTGTTGATGTTCATATTCATGTACTAGTGTTTCTACTAGTTCCAAGACCATGCGTTCAGCTCTGTCCTGTGTAATTTCCCAAGGAGTAAATTTAGGATGATTAACAATAAAATTAATAATAAACTGTTTGCGACCCTGTTCATCTAGATTAGGATCATACTCTGCACCAATGGTAAATTCGCCTGGATCCAACGATGACTCATCACCTATGTATAGTTTTACTCTGACTGGGTGTAGTCTATTTAGATGTCGGCCCATGCCACGAACAAATGCTCGAAGGCTAACGTGTTGTCCGACTAGGCCTAATAACCATTCACTGATATGTTTATATTCAACGGATGGTTTTAGGTACATGATTTATCCGGTAAAGTTAAGTGGTTTAATACCGTTCGCTAGCATCAGTGCTTTATTTTTGCCTTCTGCTAAACTGGCTCTGATACTGTCACCTTCTGCTGAATTAGGCACAGCTAGACTATGTAGTACATCAGTGATTCCTGAACCTGATGTATCTGCGCCAATTTTGTGTAGACTAGTAGCAAAGTTCATTGCACTGCTAGCACTATTAGCAGGTGGATTGTTTAGATCAATCCTTGCAACATTTGTGAATAGGTCGTTTGATTTTGCTGTCTGTGCTTCTAATGCAGCAATAGTAGTTGAGTTAACTCCGCCCACTGAGCTTAATGCATCAAAGTGAGCACCACCACTGACCACATGTGTAAAGTCATGCATACTAGGCACACCTGGCATAACACCAGTCAATGAGCTAGCGTATGCGCCACCTGTCATGTTTGTAATACTTGGACTCAGATTTGCTATATGTGCGCCTAGGTCTGGCGCGGCAGCATCTAGGTTAGGTATGCTAGGTACCTGTATGTTGTTTAACAATCCGCTGGCCGCATCAGGTGTTTTAAAACTAGCACCCATATCTTTAAATTTAGTACCAATGCCAGTTAGTCCGCCTGTCAGTCCACTAACGCTGCCTGCTGGTGCTAATTTATTAATATCTGTTAGATCTTTAAGATTGTTAATTGTACCCGGTGGGTTAATACCCAACGTCTGCTTCACTGTGGCAATTTGCGCTGGATCATTAATTGATGTCAGTGTGCTATTAATGCTGTCAGCATACACTGGATCTGTAATCTGTGAAGGGTCTAAATTCACACCATTGGTCGCCAGTGCTGAATTTAATCCTGTTTGATTAGCCAGTTTAGCTGATGTAAGTTTGCTGACTAATCCAGCACCTGTACCAAACGTTGCCATGTTGGTTGTATCAAAGCAGGGTCCTGCGGCAGATAGAGCATTGGCCGCACTAGGTAAACTACCAAAGGTACCATCTAATCCCTGTGTGGTCATGCTACTCATATTAGTAACGCCACTGCCTAGGTCGCTATATGATGTATTCTGCATAAAGTTAGTAGCTGTTTTAATATCTGTGCTAGTTCCAATATGTCCCTGTGCTTGATTTAAGAATGAACCAAATGCCGCATGATTGTCTGTAGCAGCATTACCCGTAAATCCCAATTTACCCTGTAGAGTAGTTAGGTTAGTTAATGCTGTTTGTGCATTGGCTTGGTTGGGATTATATATGTCACCAGCAACCGTGGATAAACTAGCCATCGCTTTCTGCACACTTGGAGCAATCTGCAATGCCGCATTTTGATTGATGTGAACCATAGCAGTTATAGTAGAAGGTGTGATACTACTACCGCCGGCGGTAGCCTGTGCAACTTTCTGTCCTTCTGCAATTACCGAGCCAGCTTGCCCGGATATTATATTATCTGCTGTGGTTTGGTCACCCATCTTACTTACCTTATGTTATGATACTGCCTTTGGTAACTGGCTCAATTCCAGTTGTGGTTTTGATATAATGATTTTCTACATCTCTAATAGTAGGAGCATGCATCATTACGTGTTTCTTTTCCAAGGCTACAGTCTTATTTAAGTCACCTGTAAATAGGCTTTGAATCAACCCTAGTCCCTGTTGACTAGGCATTACTGTACATGGTTTATTGATAGTATAATTGTCTGATGTTTCGTCTACAATTCTACCTACGATCTCGTCACCGTTTACTAGTTTAAAACTTACGATGTCATCTTTTGCATACTTATTAGTTACTAACACTTGATTCTCCTAAACGTTGTTGAAGTTCTTCATCTGATAATTTTGCAAGACCCTGATACCCGCCTTCTACGAACAGGTTACCATTTAGATAAATTTGCGGTACTGTGCGATGTTTTTGTTCTAATAACCATTCACGTGCTTCGTGGTTTTCATCAATCTTTACCACTTCATATGGTATGTCTTTCTTTGTTAATAGTGCTTTGGCCTGCTCACAGAATGGGCAATTGTTTTTTGAATATACTGTAATCATTTACTTCTCTCTTTAATTTGATAAATATTAGTGTAGTTCGCGGGTGTAGGAACCCCAACTACTCTAACATAAAGGACTATGCCAGCATGTATATTTATAATACACTAAATCCATCAGATAATAAAGAGAAAAACACATTTTATGTGTACGCATACCTGCGTAAATCTAACAATACTCCTTATTATATAGGCAAAGGCTCGGGTAATAGAGCATTTACTAAACATAAAGGTATCTCTGTACCCAAAGATAAATCTAAAATTGTTATTTTAGAAAACAATTTATCTAACATCGGAGCCTTAGCTATTGAGCGTAGAATGATCCGATGGTATGGTCGTAAAAATCTTAAAACTGGTATCTTACTTAACCTAACAGACGGCGGCGAAGGTACCATTGGAATTAAACGATCCGAACATCAAAAACAATTACAGCGTCTAAAAATGTTAGGTCGATTAAGTAAAACTAAAGGATCTAACAACGGAATGTGTGATCTCACCAAACATACTTTTTATCATATTAGCGGAATTATTGAACATTGTACCAAGAATGAGTTATATACAAAATATAACTTATGTAAGGTTAATGTTCACGCATTATTTGGCGGGTCAAATCCTCAAAAATCTGTTAAGGGATGGTCTATTATTAAAGATTGGGTAAATCCTCATAATTTATTGCGTCCGACATAACCCCTATCACATAATTAGTGCTTTCACTTTCTTGTAATGCTGTTTGTTTTTTGCTAGTATCGCTGTGTTTGTTAAACCATGGAATTGGTGTAGTCTTTGGTGCTGGGCTTTGGTATTTGATACCGATCTCTTTTAGTGCGCCAACGGCTGTATAATCAACAAAATCTTTAAGAATATTGGCATTTAAACCAATAACTGGACCTAATTTGAATAGATAATCGGCCCAATCTTTTTCTTCTTTGATAACTGACATATACATAGCATAGACTTCATCTTCACATTCTGCTTTAATAGCAGTAAAACGTGGATCCTCTTTAACCACTTGATTAATCAAGAACGCTGTCCATTCTTTGTGTAGTAGTTCGTCTTGTAGGATTAGGCTGATAATGTTACCATTGCCAATAAAGATCTTATTCTCAACCATGGCCAAACTAGTAGCAAATGATACCATAAAGCGGAATGCTTCTAGACCATAACTAGCATGTAGAGCTAGCCAAATAGCTTTGATATGATCACGTTCATCAATCTTATGGCCCATTTCCTTACGGCAATTAATTACGTGTAACTTATCATAGTAATTGCCAATAGTACTTGCCATGCCCACAATCTCTTCAGTATCGTGAATAGTATTAAATACGTCCTTAGGCACATTGTAAATATTGCGAATAATATGACTGTACGATTTACTGTGAATATTAGTTTCAAAGAAACTCCAATTGCTGATCAGTGCTTCTAGCTCCGGAATACTCACCACAGGACCAAATACCTGATTAGGTGCACGACCTTGTAGGCTATCTAGTGCTGTCTGGCGTAGTAAATTACTAGTAAAGATATGTTTAACTGCATCTGATGCATCTTTAAAGTCATTGCTGTCTTTGGTTAAACTAACTTCTTCTGGTTGCCAAAAGAATCCCCTAGCAGTAGCTTCGAAGTTAGCAATCTTATTATATTTTACTTCCTCAAAGCGTTGAATGGTTACAGGCCCTGCTGGATCAAGAAACATCTTACGATGTAGATAGTCTGTTTTGGTACTTAGGTTATATTGTTCTTTACTCATTATTTTTTCTCTTATAATCTTCTATCGCGCTTTTAATTGCATCTTCTGCTAGTACTGAGCAGTGTATCTTTACCGGCGGTAGCGCAAGTTCTTCAGCAATCTCACTATTCTTAATCTCTTGAGCTTGGTCAAGCGTGCGGCCCTTAAGCCATTCAGTGACGAGGCTTGAACTAGCAATCGCACTTCCGCATCCGTAAGTTTTAAACTTTGCATCAGTGATAATGCCATTATCTACCTCTATTTGTAACTTCATTACATCACCACAAGCAGGTGCACCAACCATACCAGTGCCTACCTTGGGTGAGTTTTTATCTAAACTACCAACGTTGCGTGGGTTTTCGTAATGATCTAGAACTTTGTCAGAGTATGCCATAACTAAACCGAAAAACTACTCCCACACCCACAACTTGATTGGGCATTTGGATTTTTAATTGCAAATTGGCTACCTGCCAAACTTTCTGTATAATCAATTTCAGCACCTTGAAGGTACTGACTACTCATACTATCAACTAATAGTTTAGCACCATTTACATCTAAACTAAAGTCATCTTCGTTTTTTGTTTCGTCAAATGTAAATCCGTACTGGAATCCCGAGCACCCGCCACCTTGTACAAAAATACGTAGATTAAGTGCTGGGTTATTTTCTTCAGCTAATAATTCATTAATTTTCTTTACTGCATTTGGAGTCATTGTAACTAAAGTTTGCATTCTTAAATTCCTTCCATTCTATATCTTCTATTGGGGTCCATCCATTTCTGAAATATTTTACTATATTCATAAACGGTCCTGCTAACTGATGTGCGGTGCCAGAAAAATTATTCAATATTTCTTAGAGCTTACAGGCCAAACAGTCCTCTTCTCCTTCGTCAAAATCAATCACTTCGAGTTTAGCTTCTTCAGCATCAACACCTTTACTACCTTGTTTATTGATTAATGAGTAATACATCGTCTTAAGGCCCCAACGGTGTGCCAACATCAAATTCTTGGCAATCAATGTGGTTGGTACTTTACGATCTGCCCAATGTGCTGGATTGTAGAAAGTATTAGTACTGATACTTTGATCCACGTAGGCTGCAATAACAGCCGCAGTTTTTAAGTAACCATCACAGTCTTTCTGTTCCCACATAAGTTGATATTTATTTTTTAACTTGTTATATTCTGGTACTACTTGGATAAACGAACCTGCTTTTGATTCTTTAACACTAATCAAACTCATTGGCATTTCAATACCGTTGGTACTGTTAATAACAACACTAGAACTTTCAACTGGTGCTACTGCCATTAGGGTAGCATTACGCACACCATAACTACGCATATCGCTACGTAGTTGTTCCCAATCTAGTTCACGGCTTGGTGTAAAGTCAGCTAAGGTGTTAACACCCTTAGCACGGTTTTCCCAAGGAAAGTATCCTTTACCATAGCGTGTATGTTCACTGTGTAGACAAGCACCGCGTTCTTTAGCAAGATCAACTGTGGCTTCTGTTAGGTAAAATGCCTGATGTTCCATCCAAACTTTAACTTCTTGTAGTGCATCTGACTCACCGTAGAGTAAACTACGTTTAGCATGCCAATAGGCTAAGTTAGTAATGCCAATACCCAGTGGTTGGATTTCATCATTACTCAGTTTACTTTGTATGCTTAAGAAGTCTTGGTAGTCTAAGATATTGCATAGGCTACGTTGTAAGATACGGCAAGCACGTTTCATGTCTTCTGGGTTACGGAACGCACCCCAATTGATACTACCCAAGGTACATAGAGCGATACGACCTTCTTCATCGTCTAAACGTTTAAATGGTTTAGTTGGCAAGAGGATCTCACAGCACAAATTACTTTGGTAGATAGTGTGATACTCTGGATCAAATGGTCCTTGGTTCATGACATTGTCGATAAACACAAGGTAGATACGTCCTGTATCGGTACGTTCTTTTAATATGCCAGATTTAAATACTTCTTCAGCTGACATCTGTTTCTTACGTAGGTCTTTACGTTTCTCGTACTTAACATATAGCTCTTCAAA